CTTAATTGTCATTGGAATACTTGTATATAAAAACTGGGATAAAATAATAAAATGGTTTGGTGATCAATGGGTTTTGATGAAAGCCCAGGTGTCTGGAATGATTTCGGTATTTGGGTTGTTCCTGGATGTAATTGTTGGAGTTGGTAAGGCTTTGTTAGGTGCATTTTCCTTTAATCCAAAAATGATGGTGGAGGGCGCAAAACAAGCCGCCGCCGCGGTAAATTCAATTGCCAACGGTGGCATTAGTAAGGCGTTTTCACATGGTTTTAATGATTCTTTGAAAAGTAGCAATTCTACCATAGATAAAGATGGGAATATAATCAGGAGCGGTAATCAATCAGTTAAACCAATATCTCCTAATAAACCAGTGATCACTAATAATAATCATTTTTCGCCGGTAATTAATTTACCATCGGGAGCGAAACCAGAAGATGGACATGGATTTGCAAATAATCTCAAACCACATTTTGAAAAATGGATGAAGGAACACCAGGCAAAGCAGGCTAGGTTAAATTATCAATAATATGTTTTTTCAATTAGGAAATATAGTATTTACAGGTTTATTCAGTCCAAGCACATTTAACGTGGATGGAGATGAGGCTACCTATGCTGAGTTTGAATTGATTAGTGGAAAATCAAGGTTGCAAAAGACGGGAGATACACTACAGGAATTATCTTTTGAGATAAAGTTACATGCAGAATATTGTAACCCTACAGAACAAATTAATTTAATCAAAGAAGCAAAGGGTGCCGGCACAGTTTTACCTATGTTAATGGGTGATGGCAGATATATCAATGATTATGTTATTTTTTCCAGTACCTATACCGTTGATGAGGCCTTTGCCGATGGTACGATTAAACAGGCCACACTTTCATTAACCATCAAGGAGTACATAGCATCAAATAAGCTGGAGCAACAGCAACAGCAGGCCAGAAAGGATGGATTTGCAGTCGGTGTAAAAACTCCGGCAATTACACGCCCTCCGCAGCCGTTGGGAGTACCAAAGATAATTGCGATGGAAATAACGGCGGCTACGCAACAAACAACAAAAGTTGATGGATTGGTCAGCGATTATGAACAAAATACATCCCAACAAAATATAACTGCTAAATGGATCATGGATGCTTGTAATAAAGCCCAGGCGCATATTACAGAAATGAATTCAAACCTTGACAAAGCCAATGAGGTTGAAAATAAATTTCAAAGCATCAGGTCATCAGGTCAAAATGTATTCAGCCAGGCAGAAGCAATAAAGAATCAATACCCTTTTACCAGTATTAGTGACTTAAGAGCCGCCAATACAATTCTTCAAGCTGGAACGAGCTCTTTTCAACTGGCATCGTCAGGCCTCTTACATGCTGTAGCAATCAGGCAACCAATAAATTAAAACATGGCCACTAAACAATATCCACTAATTGCGCCCGAAAGATGGGATAACATAGCAAATATGGCTTATGGTGATCCTGGAAATATTGAAGGAATTATCGCTATAAATCCCGATGTGTTAATTACCGCTATTATACCGGCCGGGACAATATTAAATATTCCAATTGTTGAAGAGGAAGATTTACCTACTCCTATAACAGATCTTCCACCATGGCTGCAATAAACCCAAACGGACTTTATTTTAAAGTTAGTTATAATGGAGTTAACATAACCGAAGATATAACTAAGCATCTGATTGACCTTACGTATACAGATAATGTGAGCGGTGTGGCAGATGAGGTTGAAATAAGGCTGGAGGATAAGGATGGTAAATGGGCAAATGAATGGTATCCGGAAAAAGGAGCTAAATTAAATATTGAGCTTTCTGATATTACTGGCAAAATCATTAAGCCCAATGAATTTGAGATTGATGAGATAGAGTTAACCGGGGATAAGTCATCCGGGGATCTGGTAAATATAAAAGCCATTAGCGGGGGTGTAACTAAGCAGCTCCATACCAAAAGAAGCCATGCTCATGAGAATAAGACATTATCAGAAATTGTCCATACTGTGGCAGCCAGATATGGCCTGCAGGTAATTGGCAATATTGCTTCTATAACAATTGGCCGTGTAAGTCAACATAGAGAGAAAGATCTTACTTTCCTTAATCGGTTAGCTGATGAATACGGATATGCCTTTAATATAAAAGGCAATAAACTTTCATTTGTGCCACTAAAAAACCTAGAATCAATTGCACGTGTGGCCAGTATTGATAAAACCGATTGTATGAGCTGGAATATCAAAGATAAGGCATCTGTAATTTATCATGCAGCATCAGTTAAATCACATAATCCAAATAAAAATAAAGTAGTAAAGTCCACATATACGGTTGAACAGCAAACTAATAATGATGGAATTCAGTTTAACTATTTAAAAACCGCTGATAATACCCTGGAGGTCCGTACTAAAACAGAGAATGAGCAACAGGCAAATGCAAAATCAGAAGCCGCCCTTCATTTCGTAAATAGTCTGCAGCAAACAGCTAGTATTACTTTAATCGGAAATGTGTTATTGTTAGCCGGAAATAATATTGAATTAACAGGCTTTGGCCGGTGCTCAGGTATCTGGCATATATTAAAGTCAACACATTCCAGGAATCGCGGGTCAAACGGAGTAACAAGCGCCGAACTCAAAAGAATTATACCGGCATCGCAATCCGGCAGCAAAAAGAAGCCTAAAGTATTTAAGCATAAAGACAATACTTATAAAGTGGTCCCCGTAAAAAATCTTGATGGAATACAATTTAACACTATTGCAGTTAGGGATAATACCAGGTCTATACCTATACCAATCATTAAGAAATAAATATGTTAAAATTCGGAATTGTATCAAATTTGGATATTTCAAATGGCCAGGCTAAGGTTTATTTTGAAGAAGATGAGATGGAAAGCGCCTGGCTTAAGATTTCTGTTATGAGGTCTGCTCCGGATCAGATAAGCTTTCCTTTTGATATTAATGAACATGTCTGGTGCCTGATGGATGAGCATGCAGAATATGGGGTTATAGGAGGCGCTATATACGATGATGAAAATACGCCGTCCGGATCTGCTGCCGGCATGTTAAAAATAACGTTCGGTGATAATTCGGTAATTCAATACAATCGTAATTCGCATATTTTGAGCTTAGATATTAAAGGTGATATTAATGTTAAATCAGGTGGAAATATCACGGTAGAAACTACCGGCACCGGCTCTGTAGAAATAAAAGCTACATCTGTTAAGATAGATGCCTTAAACACCGAGATTACCGGTGCGTTACTTGTTAAGGGTGTAGCCGCTGTAGGTGGTTTAACCGGAGCATCTGGCGGGGTGGCTGGCGGAGACATTGAAGCCGGGGATTCACTTTTAAAAGTTAAAGATATTGCCGCTGAAAATGATGTTATAGCCGGTACGATTAGTTTACAAACACATATTCACACTTCGGGCGGATCAGGTAGTCCAACGAGTACACCAATACCATGACAACAATAGCAGATAATTTAGGTACGACATACTTCCAACTTTCAGTTGTGGGTGTGGGTGCCTTAGCTGTTGGAATTGAAGATATCAGGCAACGTATATATAATGTTCTAAATAGTTCTCCTGGTACAGACCCTTTCCGTCCATTGTTTGGCTCATACGTTTATAAGTACAATGACAAGCCTCTTGATATAGCCATACCGAATATAAAAAAAGAAATATTTTCTGCTCTTGATTTATGGATGCCTGAAATACAAATTAAAACAATCACGCATTCTATTAACGATATTAACCAGTTGTTATTTAATATAACTTATTTACTGGTTGATGATGATCTGATTGATTCAGTTACGTTTAGCAATGGTTCTTTAAGTGGTGATACAGGATCAAATTCTATAATAATTACAGCTTTTGTCCCGCCAAAATATGCGCATGGTGTATACCGAGTATATTTTACAGTTGATGATGAAAGTGCATTGCCGCCAATACCACCAGAAGGTTTTCAGTCAGCAGTAGATATTTTAACGTGGATTAATACGAACTGGAGTAACTATGGCCGTTGGTATTTAACAGAAACATCGTTAGTGTTATACCTGAACAGCGGTATTGCAAATACTGCGTCATTATTGGTTACTGAAACTGCGCAATTGACGCTTAAGGTATTGATACCAGGGTTGCCAATTGGAAGTTTTTATAGCCTTGATTTTACAGCAAATGAAAACCCTATTTCCCCGCCATTTCCTGACAACATAAACACACGCGAGGGATTAATTTCCTGGGTACAAAGCAACTGGGGTGATTATGGACAATGGTCAATTGTGACAGAGGCTAATACCAGTGGTATTGGCGATTATAGCAATATTGACTATAATGATGATTATGATAATGGGAATATAACCTCGGTATTGAGTTATCTGGTTTTTCAATCAGAAGAGTATTTAACTGCAACATTAACATTTAATTAAAATGGCAAGCTTCCCAGAACCGATATTTTTTGAAACTGATGAGGATGTGATTATTGCCGAGGCAACCGCATTTTATGAGGGATTAGTAGGCAGGCAGCTTGCGCCTACCCAAACTGAGGTTTTGTTAATAAACGCTTTTGCTTACCGGGAAAAACTGATCAGGGTTGCCGGTAACGAAGCTTCTAAACAAAATTTATTAGAGTTCGCTAGGTATCCTATGCTTGATTACCTGGGGGCATTTTTAAGTGTGGAAAGGTTACCCGCAAGTAATGCTCTTACAACTTTAGTTTTCACAATGGTTTCGGGGCATCCGTCCCTTGTTATTCCGGCCGGTGTAAGGGTACAAAGTACAGATGGTAAAGCTGTTTTTATGACCTTGGCTGATCTTACGGTTTCCTCTTTAGATTCAACCAAAAGCATTTTAGCCCAATGCACAACAGAGGGTACATTAGGCAATAATTATGCGATTGGAAATATAGCAATCATGCTAGATCCGCAGGCTTTTGTTCAGTCAGTGGCAAACTCAACAATCAGCAATGGTGGCGCCGATATTGAAACTGATGATTCATTACGGGAACGGATACGTTTAGCACCATCAGCATTCTCTTCAGCTGGTCCGGATGACGCCTATATTTATTTTGCAAAGTCAGCAAGTCCATCTATTATAGATGTTGCTATAACATCACCTAACCCTGGAGATGTGCATATTTTCCCACTTTTAGCCGGCGGCGTTGCGCCATCACAAGAAATAATTGATGCGGTCCTAGCTAAGTGCAATCCAGAGAAAGTACGGCCATTAAATGACGTTGTTGCAGTATTGGCACCAGCCGCAGTGAATTATGCACTAACAGTAGAACTTACTTTGCTTACAGATGCAATTGATGCTTCCGTATTGGAATTGGTTAACTCAAACCTAAATACTTACATTCAGGCCAGACAAACCAAACTAGGTGTTGATGTGGTAATTAGCCAGATCATTGGCCGCTGTATGGTAGAAGGTGTTTATGAGTGTAATGTTATATCTCCTGCCACGGATATCATAATTAATCTTGATCAGTTTGCGAATTGCACTGGTTTAAGTGTAACCATAACAGGAGAAACAGATGCCTAACATACTTGCATCCGCGATATCCAATATTCCGCATTTCGCAGCTTTTGACCAGTTGGCCGAAGAGCGTATGAGTACCATACAATTGGATAAATTATTGATTTATATAATTGATACGGTGGATGCCAGTGCGCTACCATGGCTCGCTAAACAATTTAATGTTTTGGGTTACCGAGGCATGCGTTTAGCGCAAACTGAAGCCCAGCAAAGGCAAGTAATAAAGACAGCAATTTTGCTAAAAAGGTACGCGGGTACTCCATGGGCCGTCAAGCAAGCATTAATAAGTATTGGATATCCCGATGCGATATTAATAGAAAACGCCGGGGTTGGTCCATATGGCTGGGCCCAGTTCAGAATTGAACTAAATGTGGGTGATAATTCCATAAGCGCAGATAAGCTTGAAGAGTTGATCCAGATGATTAATATTTATAAAGGAGCGAGGAATCATTTACTCGACATTTCCTACACGATATCATTTACTGAGGATGGCTTAAATATAACAGATGAAAGCAATGAAAACCCGTCAATTGATGATGACGATGCCATTTATGTAGGTGGAAATTTCCGATATGATGGCCAGGGCCATTATGATGGGGATCATAATTATAGTAGTGACAGTGATGTATTAGAAATTGAAATCATAAATATATGATAAACGAAGTATTATATGGAACAGGAATGTTCCAGGTTCAAGTAATTGATATTAGGTCTGAAAAGGTTATAGAAACCTATTCAGAAAAAAACCTCGTTGTTACATTGGGTAAAACCAATATCACAAAGCTTTTAGGTGGCGATGCTGCCGGCAAAAAGATTTCTCAAATTGCTATCGGCACTGGTAATATTCCGGCTGCACTTACTGACACCACATTAACAGGCATGTTTAGTAAATCCATTTCCGGCGCAACTTACCCGGATAGCAACTCTGTTTTATTCACATGGTCCCTTGAGGCCTCCGAAGGTAACGGCATGACTATACGGGAGTTTGGTCTTTTAAATGACAATGGTGTTTTGTGTGCACGAAAAGTTAGAACAGACATTGTAAAAACATCAGACGTGCGATTGGTTGGATCATGGAAAATATCAATTAATTAATATGGCAAATTTCGTAGATAACTCAGTCTGGGAGCCAGGTGTTTATCAACTTGAAGAGACCGATCTTGTATTAGGCGGGCCTAGCGGAATATCTAATACCCAGGCCATGCAATTAGCCAACCGTACAGTGTGGTTAAAAAACGCTATGCGTGGGTTTAACGAATTCATGATTGTTAGTGCTGCAATATCCTTAACCCTATCCGATGTATTACAAAAGATTGTCTTAATCAACGGCAATAACACATACTTTAATTGCAACTTGCCCATTTTAGGATCGGGTGATTCTGGTTTGGTTGTGACTATTATGATTTGGGACACCAGCAGCCAAATAACAATAACTTGCCCACAAGGAGATTTAAT